GACCTGACAGTTAACTTTGTTGCCTCAGATTGGGCTTCAGGTTCAACTCTTGGTACATTGGTGGGTGATGGCCTGCAACACGTTTTCCGTTTTACTCTCCTAAATTCTGAGCCTGTCTCTGTACTTGGTGCTAATGCTTATGCATCAAGCGCACTGGGTATTGGCGTTGTGCCAAACTCATACTACTACTGGATTGGTAAGATTGAAGCTCTGCTGGTTAATCCCCAGCTGACTGATGCAAATACTGCAACAATTTCAATGTCCATCCAGTCAAAGTTCTTCGGCGCTTATACGACCTAATAGCTAGATTGAACTCTGGGAAACCGCCTTCTTCATGGAGGTAGGTCCCGGAGTCCTTCGATACTATCGAAGACGCACCAAAACGGGGCACATATTTGAACCCGGTAAATTAACCCTCAAAGGGATTTCACAATCTCTTTTTCGGGTATGATTATTTCTAATCAAAGAAAACATTAAAGGACATCTAAAATGGATGATCAATCAGTTGTAAAACCATTCTCTCAAACTTATGTTTTGAGGACCACTGCAAAGCACATGCGTAAAAGCATTGACATCAGTATCCGAAAGACATTTGAACGTATTGGTGAGTTTGGTGGTAATCAAGAAAAGTCGAGAGAAGTCTTTGGGACTCTTGCAATGCTTCACAGTATGCGTAAGGGGCTAGACGACTTTCAATTGGATAATAAGCAAGCATTTTCAGGGGAATAAGATATGACAAATCGTTTCAAGGGTAAGACCATCTCGCAGAAAGTTAAGTTCATGGATGACACTATTGAGATTTCGAAGCTCACTGTGTCCCAAGTTATGAAAATCCAAGAAGCTGCATCGGCACTTGGTGAGGGTAGCACTGAGGCTGACAACACTAAGGTTCTCTTCATTGTGATCCAAAGCGGTGCTCTTGAACTTGCAGAGCTGACTGAAGATGAAATGGGTGAATTCCCGATGGAAGAGCTTTCTCGTCTCTCAAATGAGATCATGAAATACTCGGGTGTTGGTGGGGCTGCTAAAGTATCAAAATAATGTTGAGTGAAGAGGAGATGATGATCTTTGAGTTGGCACTCCTCCTTCATATGCCTGTCTATAAAATGATGGATGAGATGCCATATGATGAGTTTTTGGGATGGTTCGACTATTTCAAACGTAAGCCTCCAGGGTGGCGTGAAGACTCTCGTACAGCAATGACAATGATGGCTTCAGGTGCAAATATTGTCCCTGAAAGTGTGTTCCCATCACTGGCTCAGATGAAAACTCATCAGGATGCTTCTAATAAGTTGGCAGATACTCTCAGGCAGTCTGTATTCTTCAAGGCGATGCTTAACTCAACAGGCGACAAACCTGCATTTTTGAATGGATAACTGATGCAAATTAGTATTACAGGTGTTACCGAAGAATTCAATCGTTTGGCAAGGCTTATTAGCTCAAAAGTTGAAGAGCAGCTTACTGAGGAATCTGGAGTAATACTACAAGAACTTAAAGACCATACACCTGTTGATACAGGTAACGCTCGTGATCACTGGTTCCTTCATAAAGATACAAAAGATGTTGTGTCAATAACGAATGAAGTGCCATATATTGAAAATTTGAATGCAGGTTCTTCTCAACAAGCTCCTGCTTTCTTTGTCGAAAGAATTGCACTTCAACACGGTATTCCTGTAGGAAGTATCGTAACTCATACACCAACTGCTTGATGTACACCCTAGATGGCACTGCTATAATAGCGGTATACACATCTAGGGTTTTTATTACAAAGGAACATCATGGCTATTAAACTACAAGTACTCTCAGACTCAAAGCAAGCTCAAACAGACCTGCAGAGACTGAATGATTCAGTCGGTAGAATTCAAAATACCGTAAAGACGTCCACGGATGGTCTCAAGAATTTCGCGTCCACCATTGCAGGAGCACTTGCAGGTGGGTTGCTGGTCACACAGTACGTAAAGCTGTCAGACCAAATATCAGATCTCGGTTCAAGAATTAAGACTGTAACAAATAGTCAACTTGAATTCAACACTGCATTCACGAACATTACAGCCATTGCAATTGCCTCAAGAGGTGACCTGGAATCTGTTGCTAATACCTATGCAAAGATTACTGCCGCTTCTAAAGGTCTGGGGGTATCCCAAGCGGATATTGCAAGGGTAACCACAGCTGTCTCGCAATCCCTCGCCATTTCTGGTGCTAATGCTCAAGATTCCGCTGCAGCTGTCCTTCAGCTAGGCCAAGCATTGTCCTCAGGTGTTCTGCAGGGTGATGAGCTCCGCTCCATCCTTGAGAACGCCCCTGCCCTCGCCAATGCAATCGCTGCAGGTATGGGTAAAACTGTATCCCAGATGCGTATCTTGGGTCAAGAGGGTAAGCTCACTTCCCGTGATGTGTTTGCTTCCATCCTCAGTCAATCTGATGGTATCAACGCAAACTTTGCAAAGGTCAATGTAACTTTCGGGGCTGCATTTACAAATATTAGAAACTCAACGCTCCTGCTTTTTGCAGGTCTTCAAAAAGGTCTCTCTTCATCAAAGTCCACAGGTATCCCCGCATTCATCAATGATATTGCCATTGGTATTGCTGAGTTTGCTAAAGATGCTGACAGAAAAGTTCTGTTCCTCAAAGGAAGATTCTACCTCTTTGTGCATGATGTAATCACTGCCATTGAGAATATCCCTGAAGAAGTTGGTAAGGTATGGAATTACCTCAAAGCTAATTTTGATAAAGGTATTGATTTTACAGTCAATGTAAGCAAGATTGCATTTAATTCAGTCTTCGGTGATCTTGATGCCTCCCTTGCTACTGTGAAAGGCTGGGGTGCAGCTGCAGAGAATGTATTCTTCAAACTGTATGATGCTGTTATTGGACACTCATACATCCCTGATTTGGTAGATGGTGTTATCTCCTGGTTCAATAAACTTAACAATACACCTATTAACGCAGTGAAGTCATTTGCAGTCTCCGCAAACAATACCTTCAAGAGCATTAAGTGGGATGGGCTATCAGGTCAGATTGGCGGTACTCTAAGTGGTTTGAGTGAAGAACTAGCTACTGCTACTTCAGAGTGGTCTACATTTACCTTGAGCTCAATTTCTTTTATTGGCTATGAACTCACTAAAGTACTCAAAACCTCAATCAGTACAGGTATTGGTTCAGGTATTCGAAATGGCCTCGCACTACTTGTAGGTGCCGGTGCAGTAATTGCAGGAGCACTAACACTTAATAAGGTGTTTGGAAGAGAGAAACCATTTGTGGGACCTCCTGCACCCACGTTCGCTGATAAGCTGCATGATGTCAATAAGGTGCTGTCTGCAGTCAACGATCCAAACAAAAGGCTTGTAGACGCCCTGGAAAGTGTCGGTGCAGTAACTGCCTATAATACTAAAGCAGTCCTGGAAGAGAATAAGCTCTTCAATGACAGAAGGTATGAGAATGCTCGGCCCGGCCTCTCGTTTGGTGAATCATTTAGAGATGCACCACTCAGTAAGAATGTAGTAGATGCAAGAGAATCAAGTGGAAGTCTTGTTGAAAAGCTTTCTTCTTCTATTGCAGACATCTCAGGTAAGAATGATAAGAAATTTTTCTCATTCTTTCTTGATAGGCCTACTGCTCCTGGTCCTGCAGCTGTTCCGTTTTCTGTGGCTCTTTTAAGTGGCATCAAGAAGGCTTTTGATATCAAGGAACCACTACCTCCTACCTCTGAAAGACTCTCTGTTACAAAGGCCGCCACTCCAAACTTTATTGAGAAAGCTCTGACCACAATCAAAGATTTTGTGTTCAGGCTGACAAACTTTGATCACAAAAACGGGCCTCAGAGAAACTTTGACAGTAGGCAGTTGGGTCATGATATCATTAATGCTCTTCCAACACAAGCACAAATCCCTGCTGTTGCTGCTGTAACTGCAGTTGCGGGCGCAGCAATTATCGCAATGACATCCAGTGGTATTGTGAGATCTACAATGTTGGGTCTTCTTACAACTGGCTTTGGTCTCACTGTGGGATCAACTGTATTCGATTCAGAAATCAGTAGAACCACTGGTGTTATCCTTAGTGTTGCAAGGCAAGGAGTCGATGTTGTTATCAAGGCACTCTTTGGATCTGGTCTCTTTGGTGAAAGAGGCCCAGTTGGTACGCTTGGACTTATTGCAAAGCTATCCCTTCTGTTCTCTGCAGGTCGTTCTGCACTGCTCAACACAGGTATTGCTGCAGCCGTAGCCCCTACTACCCTTGTGAACTCAGGCACAGATTTACTCCTGAGTAAGAAAGCAAAGGGTGATTTAGAGATTGCCACAAAGGCCCTTGAACCATTGCTGAGAAGACAAGAAAGTGCTTTAAATGATGTCAAAGAAGCTAATAAGGCTCTTGTAAAAGCAGTAGGTGTCACCACTGCAAGAGGTATTGTAAATGGTACTGTTGGCAATGTAGCCCCTGGATTTAGTGGTATTCTTACACCTTTACAAACAGAGGCAAGAAACTATAGGGCAGCTGTTGCAGCACTAACTGCAATTACCACTGCCGAAGAGACCCAAAGAGAAGGTATGGTGAAATCTCTTGAAGGGTTTAAGAAGCGCGCCGACGCTCTTGCCTCAAAAGTGAAAGAGAATACAGAGGCCTTCCAACGTGGTGTCAGGAATACTGGTTCTGCAGTCGGTGGTATATTTGGTTCACTGGCAGGTTACCAATTGGGGCAAGCCATTGCTGAGTCTATGGTGGGATACTCTGAGTGGTCCAAAATTGGCGTCACAATGGGTATCGCACTTACAGGACAAATGATTGGTGCAGGAGTGGGAGCAATTGCTGCTGCCCTTGCTCTTGCGGTTGGCGGTTTACTGGTATCAATTACTGGTACAATATTCTCCGGACTGGCGCTTGCTGTTACTGGCATCTTAGCACCTGTTGCAGCTGCACTAGGTCTTACAATTACACCATTCATCTTGGCTGTTGGCAGCCTAACAGCAGCCGTGGCCACACTAGTACTCAAGCCAGAATGGGTCAAGGCTCTTTTTGAGTGGCTAAAACAAGTCCCTGAATGGGTAGTCAAGTACTTCAAACCTGAGCTTGAGAAGAAAAGATCCAACCTTTTTGGTGATGCTCTTCCGACACCTGCAAGTCCTGTAGATACCGTTAAAGGTACAGCAGGTGTCCTTGCACAATTGAGTGGTCTCTCGCGCTTTGACTCAAAACCAAAAGGTGATATTGAGAAACTGCAAGATGCAATTTTCAATGGTATTACAAAGAAACTTGGTGATACAGCAGATAAGGTGGCAGAGTCTATTGCAACCTTTGCTAAGAAGCTTGATGAACTTGGACTATTTGCTAAGCCAAGTGATCCTTTGAACAGAGCTTCAGGTGGCCCTGTGTGGGGTGCCGGTTCGGCTACCTCTGACAGTATCCCTGCAATGCTTTCAAATGGTGAGTTTGTCATCAATGCCAAGTCCACAGAGAAACATAGAGGACTTCTTGAGAATATCAACTCAGGTGGCATTCCAAAGTTTGCTGAAGGTGGTTTGGTTGGCAATAAGAAAAGTATGCTTGCTGCCATTGAGAATCAAACAAGCTCTCTGATGAGTGGCATTCCAGGTATCAGCCTTAGATTGGGTAGAAAGCTCAAGGCAAGGGATGGTGGATTTAACCTTGCCACAAGTGAAATCAATGTACCTGATCTCAATAATGTAGATAATATTGAGGATGCGTATGCAACTCGTCTTCATGAAATAGGCCATGCTTATGATAATATTGCCTTGGGGTATACACCCATTTTCAATATTACTAAGGATGCTCAAAAGAAAAAGAATGAAGATCTTCAGAAGATGTATAATCTGAATCCAATTCCGTTTGAGAAGCGTGCCACTGACTTTGCTTTAAAGAACACGTTGTATCCTACTGATACATTTACAGCTGGATTGCAAGAAAGTCTTGCAACGTATCAAAGAGCAGGCAGAAGTTTTGCTAAGGGTGGAGCTGTCAGCCCCACTGCAGTAGCAAGTTCAGCAGGTAGAATTGAATTTGAGGGTAAATTCTATTCTTTTGAAGAGTACTTTGCATTGGAAAGAAAAAGGATAGATGAAAATCCTATTGACCCCAAGTCTCCTGATTTTACTCTACAAGGAGCTACTACTCTACAGTGGAAAGGTATCAGTAAGGTAATAGAAGACCAGTATACAAATCTACTCAGTGGTGTACCGGGTGTTAGAATTATTCGAGATGCAGCCTTAGGGACTGGTATTCTTGGTGAGTATGATCCACCTACGGGAGTTATTTCAATTGCTCCTCACTTTAATAAGGATGATGAGTATGGTACTACTCTACATGAACTTGGGCATGCCTATGATTTCAAACAGAGAGGTATTCTACCAAATGTGTCTCCAGTATCAAATCCCAAGGCTTACTTAGCTCATCTGGAGTACAACTATAGAATTGGTAAAAATGGATATGATAATGTAAATAATGAAAGCTTTGCTAACAGGTTTACTTATGAGAATGCCATTTGGAAAACTAAACCAATAATAGATCATGCATACTGGTATCAAAAGAAGGTATTGAATAATGCATTACAAAACCAATCATACTCTGAGAATACAGATTTAATTTCAGCTACAAACTTCATTAAGGAACACAGCAAACTTATTGATGGTGCAGAAGCACTAAATTTATTGGGTTACTTCAAGGAGTTTCCCTCAGGTGTGTCTCCTATTGTGAGAGCCTCAGGTGGTCCTGTATGGGGTGCCGGAAGCGCCACATCAGATTCCATTCCTGCCATGCTATCCAATGGTGAATTTGTTGTCAATGCAAAAGCTACTGATAAACACCGTGGGTTGCTTGAGTCAATCAACAATCATCAAGTACCTAAGTTTGCTGATGGAGGTGGTGTAGGTAAATATGACAGTAGACGTATCGATTTATCTGATAGTCGCACTGCAATTAACTTATATGCTTCTACAATTCCTCAAGAAAAGTTAATGGGTGCTTTTGAGAATCTTATCACTGCTCTAGAGGGTGCTAAGAACTTCAGGTATAACCAAGGATACGGCACTAATACCTTTATTGGTGATCTTTCAAAGCACCCTTATGAAAGGGGTCAATTCAAGAGCCCTGATGGTCTGTCTGAGGGTACCTCTCCTGCAGGAGCATTCCAAATTGTTCGTAAGACGTTTGATGATTTTACAAAGAGCTTACATCTTGATGGTACATTCTCAGTAGATAACCAAAAAGCAATTTTTCAGGCTATGGTTAAAGAGGTACACGCAGAAGGGGACATTGCTGCAGGGAGATTTACAGAAGCATTAGAGAAGATAAGCCCTAGGTTTTCATCTGTGCCCGGTTCTAGTAGAAAGGGTGAAAAGACCTTTGATGATGTTGCAAAAGAAATGAAAGAGGTTGCAGTAAACGTTGGTGGCATTGCTGTTGATTCTGTACAAGCAGCAGGTGGCGCAATATCAGGTGTTGCAAAAACATTACTTTCAGAGCTTAAATCAATCCTTACAAAGCTAGGCTTGGGCAGTCTTGTAGACATCGTTACAAAATTTGTTGAGAAGGCATTTGGATCCTCTTCAGGAAATAAGTTATCTGGTACACAACAGCTTGACCTCACTAAAACATTCAGTGATCAAGCTGATTTAGTGTCCTCAAAATTCTTCCTTGGCCCTCG